TGCTCTTTGAGAAATTTTTAAATCTTTAATTAAAATAGGAATTTCTTCTTCTTTTTCAATTTTTAAGTGTTTAATTAAAGCATGCATTGGTATTATTTTAGCTCCTCCACAAACATCACAAGTATTTTGTGTGTATGTTACTGTACTATTAAAAACAGTTTGTATTATTATGCCTGATCCATTACATATTGGACATTTTTGATAAGGAACATAATTAATAATTTTAGTTCCTGTCTTTACATTTTTAATTTGTTTTAATGGTTCCATAATTTATTTATTAAGGTAAAAAATAAGATTTGTCAACAACAGAATCATATTCTGCATCTGTCATATCTCTACGTCTAGGAAGTTCTTTAAACATTCCTATTTGTCCTAAGAATCCAAGACCAATTCTAACATCATCTTCACCATAACTATTTTTGATTATACGCATGCTTCTAAAATATTTAGCACCAAAATCATCTTTTAGTTTGTCAAGATTATATCCTGAAGGGTCTTCCACTTTATATCTCATAGGATCAAATAAAGCAAGAACAATATCAGCATCATCTTGAGTTTGTGAAGAGTCCTTAAAATCTTCAAGTTGAGGTTCAACATCACCATTCTTTAATCTGGTGGGATTAGCAATATCTCTATTGAATTGTTGAACAACAACAGGTGTATATCCATAAAAATCTCTTACAAACCTAAGATCATCAGACATTTTATCTATTCTCTCTTTTTTTGTCCTGAGCTCTTTAGTTTGTTTAAGAAGACCAATATGATCTATAACAACAATAGTCACCTCATTTTCATTATTTGGTATATATCTTTTGTTATATTCATCAATCTGAATCACTTTTCCATTCTTTAGAGCATGATCTTTAAGATCTTTTGCAATACCTATAGGATTTTCAGGACCATCAATTATAGTTACAATTTTATGTAACTCATCAATATATCCTTTATAAGAAAGAAATAGTTCTTGTTCTTCAGGTGTTAATTTTACCTTTGTCCAACCTAATAATTTATTAATTGGGATAATAACACCATGATCTAAAAATATCTTTCTTGCTACCCATTTAGCTAATTTATATACTCTACTTCTTTCCATAGAGCGATAAATAATAGTTAATTTAATATCAGTATTATCTTTATTAGCTATATACCAATCAACAGGATTAAGAACATATGCATCATCTACAAAAGATGTCTTTCCTGAACCAGTAAGACCTCCCACTAAATTATACATTTTCTTTCTTATTCCTATATAATGATTAAGTCTATCAAATCCCATAGGAATTCCTCCATTCTTACCTTCTATACCTTTCTGAACTTCATCTGCTAATTCTTCAAACATTATATATCTGTGCCTCTCGCTATTTCAGAAGACTCTTTAATTATTACACCTTCACTTATAAGTTCTATAAATGGTTCATAACTTCTTTGATTTAAATAAGTTAATGAATTCTGCATATAGGTCAATTTATTGGTTCCACTTTTAAATGATTCTTCACATTTTTGTTTAACATCAAATTCCAATGCTTTAATTAACTGATCAGCTGTGTATTCACCTTCATTAAGTATTTTTTCAAATTTAATTCTACAATTTTCTTTATCAGCTCTTAAAGATCTTCCTCCTGCAAAATGTTTACCTTTATAATCAAAAATATTGGTTCCTGGAAAAGCATTCCACCAAGATTCAAATTCAGATGATAATGGTTTTTTCTTAATGAGCTTAGTATTTTCTTTAGTTTCCATAAACTTTAAAAGATCTATACCAATTAAAGAAAGTTTACCATCTTCTGTTATTAGTCCTTTTCTTGTTAATCCTTGATAGAGAGCAGCAATCTTGAGGCTGTTTTTACACATATCCTCAAGATCATATTGTGCCTCTATTAATTTTAACATATAAATAGTGTCTAACCCATAACTTTTTTTAATTAATTCCTCAAAATGGAAGGGTGTGATTTGAAACTTCATCTTTTTGTTTTATAGGTGTTAATATTGTTATTTTAGCAGGCTTTTTCTGGGTTAAAAGCCATTGTTCATATTCAGCTCTTATTTCTTCCTCACGCTCCATTTGATATATATAATATTTATCAGCTTCACGTTCCCAATCAAGATCAATATCATGTCCTCTACTCATCTGTTATAATTTAATATGAACTTTTATCTTGTTTAATTTCTTTAGGACTTTGATTTACAATTTGTTTTAATAATTCAGGTCTTTCTTCTGATATAAAAATAATGGTTTTATCCATATATATTAATTTCATATTTTACTTTATTTAAAAATTTATATTTCTAAAATATTCCCATTACTACTTAATTGCCCAAATTTTCTGTCTGTAACAACTGATCCATTGCTAAAAATAGTATCAAAAGCAGATAATTTTAATGTTCCTGCATTAATAATATCTTCACAATTATGAATGTGTCCAAATAAACATAATTTAGGTTTTATTCTAAACAATATATGTTTTTTTAAGGATTGACATCCACAATATTCTAATACTCCTTCTCTATTATATGAAAGATCTAAAATTCCTTTAGGGGGTCCATGTACAATAAATATATCTGTGTCTTCTTCCACTTTATTCCAATGATCATGCATTTTATCTCTTGCTTTCATAAAATACCAATTTGCTCATTTTCTAAATAATGAATATTGTAATGTTCACACCATTTTTCTAATTGTTTTTTATAATGAAAAGCATAAGCATCATGATTTCCAGCTATTAATACTTTATATTTAACTGGTAATTGCCTCTATTAATTTTAACATATAAATAGTGTCTAATCCATAACTTTTTTTAATTAATTCTTCAAAATGGAAGGGTGTTATTTGGAACTTCATTTTCTATAGGTGTTAGTATTGTTATTTTAGCAGGTTTTCTTTGAGACTCTAACCATTGTTCATATTCAGCTCTCATCTCTTGTTCATATTCTATTTGAAACATAAAATATTCATCAGCCTCTCTTTCCCAATCAAGATTTATATCATGTCCTCTACTCATCTGTTATAATTTTAAAATATGATGTTGTTCCTTGTTTAATTTCTTCAGTACCTCTTTCACTAATAACTTTTAAAAGCTCTGGATCTCTTTCTGATATTAGGATAATAGTTTTATCCATATAGATTAGTTTCATAATTAATAAGGTTTTAATTGATGGTGTTCACATTTACCTTCTTCATCTTGTTGAAAATTAGAATAGGCCTGTTGATATTCTGAAGGAATAGCTGTAAATCTATAACAATTGTTACGTATTGTACAGTCTTTATTTAGGCACATTTCAATATCTGGCATATATTTTTTGTTTAAATTATACTTATATATATTCTTTTTTATCACACATTATACTTATATGTATAATATTGTTTAATTTGTATCAATATATTAATCTTTAATTCTGAGTCCATACCCCAAATTAAACCAAGCAAATGTTTGAATAGCTTTAGCTTTTCTAAATTTAAATGTTTTTTGTAATAATGGAAGAGCATAAGCTTTAAATTCTTCATGTTGTACTTGTGTCATTGTCCAATTAAAATACCATTTATCATCATCAAATGTGTCAGCAATAGTTTTTCCAACCATTGCTAATTGATACTTAATAAGGTGTTCTGCAATATTTGTTCTGTTTATTTTTTTTTCAGTTTTTTTCATTATCTACTTATTTTTATTATAGCTTCTGGATATTCTTTACAAGCTTTTAAATATTTTTCTATAAATGGTACAAAATGAATGTAAAGCCCCCAACCATTTGGTGAATTAAATGTTTTAAAATATTTAGGCCTTGTTTTTAAATCTGTTAATCCTTTTTCAAGAAGAGGTATAATATCTTTTGCTAGTGTTATATCCTTTTTTTCAAATATATATTCTTCTGTATCATCCCAATTTTTATCATAATCAGGTTTTAATTGATGTGGACGCCATAATGCTTCATAAATTCCTGCCTCCTCTGCCATAATATTTAAATTATGAGTGATATTTGCTTCATACACAATTTTAGTAGGAATTTCATATTTAGGATTGTCTTTATTTGCAATTTCTCTCCAAGTTGGAGAAATCTGTTTATACCAAGCATCAAAAGATCCTTTATAACCTTTTTCACAATTAATAGCAAAATTAACTGCTAAATGTCTTAATTCATAAAAATTAAATTTCTTTGAATCTTTTCCTCTAATAACTAAATCTATATCTAAACTCATAATTTTAATTTTTAAATATTAATATATCCTCTTGGAAAATATTTTAATTGTTCATCTTCTTTCCAATATTGTTCTGGGTATTCCATAGAAAATCTAGGTCCAAAATATTCAAATGCTTTATTTCTTCCTTCTTCAGCTGAATTACATTCAATTACAGCTACACTATCACAATCAAGAGTTTTTCCTTTTACTCTGTGAACATGATTTTGTCCAAATGTTATATATGTTTTCATAAGTTTTTATATTAATCGTTTTGCATTTTCATCATCAATAATATATTTAGATTCCCATGCTCTAATTTCAACTATATTATTATCATCTTTAGGATTAAATCCTAAATAAGTATCAATAACAGAATTTTTATCCTTAGATTCTTGTCTTATATTTATCCAAGATGCAGAATTGTCTCCAAATCTATCTATATTAATTTCTGCTTTTTTATTTTCTAAAAAAGAATTTAAAGAAAGACCAATTAATGTTTTTAAATCTATTTCTTTAGCATTTTTCTTGTTTGTTCCAATATATATTTTCATAATTTTTAATTTAAGTTATTTTGCTTCTCCCCAACTGATGCCAATATTAGCTTCAGCTTTAATTTTTAAATTTTTTAAATAGTGATTACCTCCTTTTATCATGCATTTCTCAAGTGCTACTCTAGATCGTTCTGCATATTCTTTTTGAGACTCTAAAACAATTTCATCATGTGGGCTGTTACATATTAAAACTTTCCCCAATAAATTATTCTTTTTTATCCATTCAAACATTAATGATGTAGCAAGTTTTAATTGATGTGCCCCTCTTGATTGTACAGGATTATTAAGACAAAGCCTTTGATATGATGCTCTTAATTTAAAATAACCACTGACTTCTTTTCCTTTAGTTTTATAAAATTTATAAGCTTTCTCATTTTTAATTTCATATACAAGCTCTTTTTCTTTAGCTTCAATAAGTTTTTTTGATTCAGCTTTACCAATCTTATATAAATCCCACTCATCTTTGGTAATATCATTAATTTCTTTTTTAAGCTTTAAGAATTTTTCATACATAGGAAGTCTTAATTTCCAACCATCTGCAGATTCTATATATCCTCTTTTAATAGATATATTAAACACTTCATCTCCCCAATCATATAATCCTTCATGTAATAACTTAAAACCTGTTTCAATTTCTTGAGCTCTTTCCATAGGAATTCCTTCATTAGCATAAAGAGTGTAAGCATTTCCTCCATATTGCATTGCAAATCTTGGTGCTTTTGATGCTGTTCTCTTATCTTTATGTTTAGTCATAATTTCTTCATCACTTAGTGATGCTAATTCTGGAAAAAGTATACGTGCAAGCATACTATGTAGATCTGCACCTTCTAAAACAGATTTAGTCATAGCCTCATCTCCTGAAAGATCAGCAGCTATTACAGTTTCTTGTCCACTCCAGTCACTAACAATCATAAGATTATCATTATTGGCAACAAAACAAGCTCTTGTCACTTTATCTGCAGGAAAATTTAAGAAATTAATATTACCTTTCCTGGTACTTAATCTAGCAGTATCAACCATAGGGTTGAAATTGGTATAGATTCTTTCATTTTCAATTTTATTATAAATACTTTCTCCAAATGTTGTTACCCTATGATGAGCATTTTGATATGCTAACCACATTTTAACAAAGTCATGTTCAGATTTTGATATAATACTTTCATTAATAGAATCTTTACCATCTTTGTCTAAAGTTGGTATGTTAAAAGCTTTGAAAACCTTTAGCATTTGAAGAGGACTATCTATAGAAATATGAATTCTTTTGATGTTGTCAAATAAATCGACTTGTTGGTTTCTAAATTGAGGAAGCTCATCATAGATATAATTTTCAATAGTTTCTTTCCAAATTTTACTATTGTTAATATCTACAATCATTTTTTCTTTCCATAATTTAGAACTTATTGGCATACCACATTGCTCCATATAAGCAAGAGCTTTGACATATCTGCAATGTAATTCGTATGTCTTGGTAAATCCCTTGGCATCTATTTTCCTTCTTAAGGAAGAATGTAGCTCAAGCAATCTATCAACATCATTAAATGAATACTGAATAGTACTTGCTTGACTAAGTTTTACAATATGTATATTTTTCTGATCTGTTTTGTCATACTTAACTCCAAGTTCCACTTCCATTACAGACCCAAAATCACTTTTAACAGGTAATAAAGCTTTTTTACCATTTTTAGTATCATATAACTTAAATTGACCATTATATAATATTTTATTGGCAAGCATTGTATCAAATATTCTTTCAGGAAAAAATCCATATTTATACATAAAGCCCAAGTCAAACAATGCATTATGTAAGACTAGGGCTTTATTTTCTAAGTAAGGTATAACATCACTAAATTTATAATTATCATCATATATATGAACTATATAATTATTCTTTCCAGTTCCAATTTGAATACAAAAGATATCATTGTTTCTGGCTTGCAAACCTGTAGTTTCTGAGTCAAGGGCGATAGTATCACCTAGTTGCATATCTTCTAATTCACAAAAATTAGGATATCCTAGTTCTATAAATTTCTTTTTACTGTGTTCTTTACAAATTATATAATTCATATTCTTTTTATTTTTTTAAAAAACAATCCTTTATAAAAAATATTTTTTCTTATTGCTCTGTGAATATTTGTTGCCAATACAATCTTATTTTTTAAATCTCTTATACTAAATTTATTAGCAGCAGGATTAAAAATTTTTACAGATTTTGGTATTGGTAAATCATTGTCTATTAATTTAGAAAATTTTTCTATTTCAATAGGATTATCAAATTTTCTAAAAAAAGTCATATTTATGTCATATACTTCTATATCATCAAATAATTCTTTTCTTGCTTTAGAAATATTACTACATTTAATACCTTTATTCCAAGAAGGTTTATTTTTAAAATTATTAGAATTTTTTAATAATCTTTCTCTATAAATAGAATCTGTTTTATATTTTTCTTTTAGAGTATTACTAATTTTATTTCTACTTTCTTTATTATAAGGTGGACTAGTAGTTATATTACTAAAATTATAGCCTTGTTTTACAGAGTTTAAATTATTAATAAAAAATTTTTCTCTTTCTCTAATATATAAAATAGAAGAATCATTTATAACTTCAATAACAGAAAACTCAAAATTTTCTATTCCATATTTTTTTACAGCTCTATTTAAATAAGTATTGTGATGTTTATTTATTTTTAAAGTTCTTAAATGTTCTAAATATCTTCTTTTAAAAGACATTTTTGTTGATCCAATATAAATCTTTTTATTTTTAAGATTCTTAATCATATAAACTCCTGAAAGTTTAAATATGTTCAAATTGTCTAGTTGTATTTTCATAAAACAAAAATACAAAAAATCCTTAAGATACACAAATAATTTAAATACATTTATTTAGTAGTTTCTATATCTTAAGGACATGTTTAGTTATTATATAGTTCATATTATTTGTATTTAACGTTGATTATCACCTGTATTAATAAAATATTTAAATAAAAGAAGAAAGAGGTATGCTACATCAGTTATCTGTAACATGTTTACTGCGTATTTAAAGACTCCCAAGGCAGAGTTGTCTACATACTTATCTTCCTTTATAATGTTTTTATAATTTCATGTGCTATGTTATCATTTCTATTTCCTATAGGAGCTATATACACTTTCCAAGTATCTTTAGTTCCTTCTACAAATTTCTCTATCACATCTGGAGAAAATTCTCTTTTTTGAATTCTATACATAATATATTATTTGTGTAAGGTTTTACCACATTGATTACAATATACAACATTTCCAACCCAATGTAATCTATTAAAAGGATGAACACATGTTTCTTGTGATTCTTTTATAGGCTCTGTCATTATTTAAAGTTTAAAATATAATACATTTTTGTACTATGAATTAATTTATAATAACTTGATCCAAACTCTGTCTGATTCATTAAATTATTATAAAAGTCTATTCCTTTTGTAAATCTAGTTTTCATTTTAAGTTTTCTTTAATCCAATTTGTCATTGCAATACCATTTTTACCATCACTCTCTCTCCAATACTTCACTAATAAAGCTTCTATCTCTTCTCTATTCCAAGACTCTTTAACAGAACTTATAATTACACAATTATTTGAATCTAGTTTAAGTTTCCAAATAGGAACTTTATTAATTTTTTCTATAAACCCATATTTAATCAGTACTTCATCAATACCACCAACCTTACAGTATTCTTCTATAAATTGTTGAGGTATTTGTGGTAATGGATACCATCCATGATAGCCATTACCAAAACCTAGCACTTTATCAGTAGTAGCCACTATTTTTCTACAGTAATCTCCCCAACAATTTTGACCACATTCAGTTATAATATGTTGTCCTTTATTTTCTATATACTTTACTTGAATTAATATGGATTTACCATGTGAAGTATGAATACACCAATCACCTTCTTTAATTTCTTCATCTGATGTAAGATATAGATGTTGAGGTATTTGTTTACCATCAGGTATATGCATCGTAACTTTATTATTATAAAGTTTACCTTGATGTAAATATATACTTGATTTATCTGTAGGTAACATATGTACCTTTACTAATTGTTTCATTATTTTATAAGTTTTAATGCTGTATATAATCCTTTTTCTAAAGCTTGTTCAAAAGTTTTATATTCATCAGAAGTTACAAATTTATCTTCATCAGAATCAGTTTTGTTATATATAACTGCTTGATAACAGAATTTATTTCTTTCTAAAAAACCAACATCAAAAATAGTAGGAATAACAATAATATTATGAACCTCTCTCAACCATTTTTGAAGTAATGATTGTGTTGGTCTTGAAATTCTAATTTTATCTCCAATACCTATATTAAAATCTAAATCATCATATTCTTGATATGAGTTTTCTTTCCACCCATTCTCTCCATAATCATATTGAATATATTGAGAAGAGTTTCTATCATCAAACCCTTTTTCTTTAGCTAATTTAGCTGTTTCAAATGTTATTAATTGCTCTTTCATTTGATTATTTGTTTTATCATTAATGTATAACGTTTGTCCTTAGCATAATTTCTTCCTAAATATGAAATATATTCATCTTTGTTAGAAGCTCTATGAAGCATATAATCTTGCCACAATTTATAATCATCAACAGCATCCATCCAAGTATTATAAACAGAATGATTATTAATGGTACCTATTGCTGTTGTTTCTCTTTTACTTGGATATTTCATTCCAAATAAATTATTATGTTCAGTAAATTTTTTTGATGTAAAATGTCCAGTTTCTATTTTTGCTTGTGCCATTACTACTCTGGGATAACAAATATCAATTTTTATTATGTAATTTAATAAGTTCTCTTCAGTAAACTGTACATCTTCAACTGTATTATCTTTTATAATAATTGATGATGGATTTTTATTTAATTCCCCCCAAATAAATAATAATAATATTAATGATATTGTTTTCATAATATTCTATTTTTAAGTTAGTCTGTAAAAATACTAAAAATAATCTAATCAAAAAAGTTATTTAATTGATTTTTTCCTTCTTTACGTTCTATTTTATGAAGAAGTCTTTTCCACCACTTCATTCCTTTATGGCTTACAGGAGTTCCTGCTAAGGGTCTTTTACCCCACCAGTCTTTACCTCTTTGTTTAGATGCATTCTCACCTTTAGCCATTTTTTACCAATGTTTATAATTACTTCTCCAAATAAAATATGTTCCTCCTATAAAAATACTTGCTACACCTAATAAATGGTAGCCAAGAAGTATTAATAAAATAGGCACTATTCCTACAATTAAAAAAGTTATTAAATATTCTTTATTCATAATTTAAATTTTAAAAGGAGAGCTTATAAATAAACTCTCCTATAGTTATTATTTTTCTCTTTTCAGATTCACACCACCTTTTTTAAATAATTCAATTACATTATCTAATAAAGGAAGATGCATTGCCTGCAATGAGGCACATACTCCTCTTACAAGCAATGATTCTTTAATTTTATCATTGTTTATATTCATTATTATTATTATTAGTTTTAGAACCTTCTTTAAGCTCTTCACCATTCATTTCTAAAAAGATTTCAACAATAGGTATTGCTCCCACACCATGAATAAGGAAACCAAGTGTGTCTCCTATCACATGTATAATTAAATAATGTGATAATAAACACAATTTAGTTAAATATACTCCTGAAATCATTATCAATATACCAACAACTACCCTATGTATAAGTCTGTGTTCTTTACCAATTAAATGGTTACAGATATATTTTGAAGGATTTGGTAGTTTCTTAAAGCTTTGGGCTAAATGACTGTTATATTTTTTCATTTTTAAAAATATCTAGATAAATTACCCCTGTGCTCTTTTCTTTTACCTTGTATAGTTTTATCAGTATAATGAATTTCTTTTTTCTTTGGAAATTGAAAAATTCCTGATTTAAAATCAGTTAGATGTGTAAACACTTCCTCTAATTTTTCTTTTATAATAGGATTACAATCTCTATCATAAGTTTCATTCCAAATTCCCTCCATATCATTAATCTTTTTCAAAGCTTCTTTAGTTATTTCAACCTTATCATAATGACTTAATACAACAAGATTATTAATTCCTTCAGAATCAACATAAATAATGTCTTCTATAAGAACCATAACATGTTCTATTCCAAATTCTTTAGCAGTTTTACCATTCAATACAAATGCCTCTAAATTCTTTTTAAGTTTAACTTCTCTTTTGTCAGTCTTATCATAAAGACCATAGATTTTATATGGTATTCCATATTTATCTAATTCATCAGTTAAGAGATCTGCAAATATACCACATCCTCCTGAATTAATATCAGTTGGTGTCCATTTGTCTACAAAACGAAGTCCTTCTTCCATTAAGCCTGCAAATTTTAAAGATTGTGCTTCTAAAGCATAATCTGGTTGGTTTGTTGGTTCCATTTCTGTTTTTTTTTATTTTTTTCTTATTCTTTTTTTTGGTGTATGATCACTAAATATAGCATGTGCCATACTTCCTGCACCAACTAATACGTGTACACCAACCATATGCACACTAACTGGTGCCCACATCATGCCTGTTGCTACAAGCACTATTCCTATTACTAAATATCCCAAGCCTTCCATAATGTTTGTTTAATTATTAATATCTATACATTTTAAAAGCTTCCTCATTACAAGGAACTAATTTTTTAATATCATCTGAATTTGTAACTTTATCTCCTTGAGACAATACAAAACTTAATCCTGCATCAGCCCAATATATATAAATAGCCCAATCATGAATTCCTCCACGTTTAGCTGCCCATAATAATTGTTTACTTTTATTTTGATCGGTCATATATATGCCTTCTGGAGAATTTTCAACATATCCTGTAGCAAATACTTCTCCTGGAGGCATTTCTTTTAATTGTTCTAATGTTAACATATTTAAATATTCAAAAGTTTAAAAAGGGACTAATCAATAAGACTAATCCCTAATTGTAAATAATAATTAAGAATTTAATTTATCAATTCTTACATTGTAAGTATCAATTTGTTTTTCAATATCTTCTTTTGTATCTTTAATAACTTTTAATTTTTCAACATGCATATCTTTTAAATAAGCTAAAGTTGAATCAGCTGATTTAATTTTTCCCCAATAAGTTTTGGCAAAAGAATCTTTGTCAGCATTAGTTTTAATTTTTTCAACATCAACATTCAAATAAGCATCATCTACTGCTCCTTCAGCATCTTCAATTCTTCTTTCAAGATCTTCTAATTCAATTTCATTTTGAAGATCAAGTTGTTTCAAATTAGATTCTAATTTTTTAATTTGAACTTTGCAATTTTTTGTTTCTGAATCAAAGAAACTTTGAATTTTACCTGCATCATTTAATTTTAAAAATGCAACGATTCTTTCTACTAACGTTAATTTTAATTTTGTACTCATGATTTTTGTTTGTTAAATTTAATTATTATTATTATTATTATTCACTTTTTGTCAAATTATTTGACAAATTTTTATTTAAATTTTCTCCACTTTAAATAAAATGGGCATTTTAACTTCAAGATCTTTTTCAGATGTTCCATAAATTATTGGAATAACGTCATAATTTATTTTTGGAAATTCCTTAGTAGTTTCAAGCCATTTAGTCGCTATAGAACTTAATGAATCATCATGTTGAATTATTTCAGAAAATCCCATTGAATGTCCAGTACCAGAATTAATATAAGGATCTACTCCTATAAAATATTTTGGTGTTAAATCATATTTAGGAATAAGTTCAAATGTTTCTTCTCCAACAAATCCATCTACTTGCCCATTTTCACAATTACCATAAGCAGGAGTAAATTTATAACCATTTTTCTTGAAATATAGTCCTAATTCTGTTATTGTAACAACATTTTGAAGAACTTCCTTTCCAACACCATGACCAGATTTTACAACTTTAACAATATCTCCTACTTGAAATTTATATTTAGGATTATGAGATGTA